ATCTGTTTTAAGTTCTATCTGTGCTTCAAGATTTGTTTCAACTATATTAACATAGTTCGTACTTGCCAAATCTGCAACCGCACTATCTGTGTAATTACTGCCATCAGTTCCCATACTGTTAATCTGTGCTTCAAGATTGGTTTGTAAGGTATCAATTATCACAACCACTGCGTTAGTAGCGTCCACAACGATATTCGTAACTGCCCCATAAGTTGGCAGAGCATCTATTAAGACTTGAAGAGCATTTGTCCCTGCTACATCATCATCTATAGCCGCTGTAATAGCTAACTGTAAAACATTAGTAGCCGCAATCAAAACACCACTTAAAGTATTAGTACCAGCGACATCATTTGCTATGGCTAAATCGAGGGCAATCTGTAAAGCGTTTGTAGCTGCAATGAAATCACACGAATTGGTTGATATCAAATCAGCAAGAGTGTTGGTAGCACTTATTATAGTAGCTTCAAGATTTGTCTGTACTACATAAAGTTCGTTGGTATCGGCAAAGGATGTGTATGCGTAAGTGCTAACATACGAATAATTAGTAACAACTGGAGGACCATATATTATACTTACTATACTTGTGGCAATACTTACCAATTCTCTATATCCTGCAAAAGACTCATAAGCATTTGTTGAAGTATAAACATTCATACTATCTAAACTTATCAAAGATTCTTCTTCAATTTCTTCTTTAAAAGCCGCCAATTCCGCAGTAACATTTGTGCCTTGAGCTGCTATATCAAAACTCAATGAAACATCCAACGCATTAATAACCGCTGTCAGGTTAGTATCTACAATATTAAGTTCAGCCGCCGCATTAGTCTCTACAACGTTTATCTCGCTAGTAAGGTTAGTGTTCACTATATACAGTTGAGCAGTAGAGTTGGTATCTACTGTGTTTATATCCGCACTTAGTGAAACATCCAATGCCGCTATAACCGCTGTTAAATTGGTATCTACGGTATTAATATCAGCACCTAGTGAAGCACTAAGTGATATTTGTAAAGCGTTGGTTCCAGCTATAATAACACTATTTAGTGCATTTGTTCCGGCCACATCATCTGCTATTGCAGCATTAAGTGCGATTTGTAAAGCATTTGTACCAGCGATAAAAATAATACTTAAAGCATTCGTACCAGCTACGTCATCGGCTACCGCATTATTTAAGTTTGTTGTTAAAGTTAAAAAATCATCATTAAAATCTGCGTATATTTCCAAATAGACATCAGCCTCTATGCCATCTAGCATATCTTCGACATCATTAGTGGCTGTACTTACAATATTACTCATGTCAGTAAAAGCATCATTAAGATACCCAAAATTAACAGATATAAAATCAGATGGCCAAGCTAGAACGTGGGTTGTTTTATCTACCACTACTGGCTTGTTATCTGCAAAAGCACTACCTGCAACAACCAAACTAATTATTAGAGAAATTAAGGTCTTCACTATCATCTTCTCCTTCTGCTGTTATATCCATATAAACCCCCGCATCTGCATTCCATATTGAAATAACACCATTAGCCTTGAACTCAATCTTGTAATCAACTTTGAGCTTAGCGAAAAAATAAGTAAACATATCTGCCATGCTTATTGACTTAGGCACGTTCACTTCATCCACTGTTATAGAACCTGGTATAAGAATTGTTTCTAAATGTGTTTGACTAGCTGTAGCCATGTCTGCCACTTCTGTAGCACTTGTTACTTCTACTGACATATTATGTCTCCTTTTATTTCAATCTTCCAATCATTTCAAAATTATCACCAACAGTAAAGTCTCCTGGAATTAGATACCCCCATTTTGTACTCCTGGGAATAACCAATCCAAACACCTTGTATAAATCCCCAACAAAAACAGAACATATCCACTCTGTCCTTTTACCACCGAGTATTGCATCAACTGTTTTCTTAAAAAGAAGTCTGTATGCTAACTTTAAAACCTGTTTAATTGAATAAGGATATCCCATGCAATCGATAGCAAACGCCAGCATTTCTTCTAACTTTTCTGGATTTGACTTTAAGTGTTTTTTAAAGTCTTTATGTCTTATAATATATATCTCACCTGGGTATGGATTGCCTTTGTTATCATAATCGTTCAAATACTTACTAACACCAATGGTTCTAACACCCTTAGATTCAACACTCTCTAAAGTAACAACCCTATCTACATCTTTCCTGACTTCAATCATGGCAACATGTGTCTGCGGTCTCTTGGTTGCAAAACGTATAAGATTTGAAAACCCCTTCTTTCCTTCGCAAACCATAGAATCTCCAGTTCTAAGTTTATCTCTAAGGTCTTCATAGTCTGTAATATCCATGATTATTCCTCTTCTGTTACTTCGCCAAATTCATTAGTAGCAAGAGTATTTCCAGAATACAAGTTAATATTAACCTGAATTGGTTCAATATTTGTATCTGTTTCAGAATCTCCACCAGCTTCACATCCCATGAATATTACTGCCACACCTACAACAACTGCCATTATGATTATCTTTTTCATTTTATCCCCTTTATGTTACCACGCCGTTAGCAATAAGAAGTTTTGTGATATCATGTCTCATCTCTTCTGCCGCTTTACCCCAAGGACATTTGTCTCTAAGGTCATCACACTTAATCCAAGTAACGGATTCTTTTTCGAGTAATCCGACCCTACCCACAAGTCGCTGTTGAATGGCATACGTCATTTTAATATACCACCCAAGCATTGAGATGATGAGCAACCACCCACATCCTGTTAATCCAATCAATGCCCAAATGGCCAACTTCGATATCGCAACCAATTCAACAACTTCCATGACAAAACCTTTCTATGCTACGAACTTATCCCATAGTGGAATATGAGCGGCTGTTAATTTCTTTTCTTTATCCAACTTTTTCAAAGCATCTGCAATAAGACCTAAAGCAGCATCGCCTAGTTTAACATTTTTGTTGGTATCTTTTTCTGGATTCCATCTAACTTGATTAGTTTCAGGGTCAGACATAATTTCACCAGACTTGATTTCCTCTTCCGAAAAACTCAATGCCTTTTTTAGGTCGTTCACAATACGTAATGTGATAATATCACCTTCATTAGGCAATAAACCTTGTAATTGAATCCGTTCTATTATTGTTAATTTCATTTTTTTTCCTTCTTGTTTAATTATTTTTCTTTCAATAGTTCAAGTCTATAGTTTTCACCATCGACAATCACTGTGAAATATTTACCTGCCGAACTTCCAGCAGATTCCACAACCCAATTAACATCTATACCATTAGTTTCAACTGCAAAAAAAGCACCCTTAGCAGTAGCAATATCAAAAGATGGTAGTTTGTCTTTAGCTTCGTTTTCTTTTTTCATTTTTTTCCTTTTTAAAAAAGGGGCTATTTCTAGCCCCATTTGTTTATTTTATTATGATCCTGGAGTTGTACTTGCCAACATGTAATATTGATTACCACCAACTAAACATGATAACTTTACTACAGTTCCACCATGTTTTGTAACACTAGCTGTTTCAACTGGAGCAGTTCCATCTGCCGGGAAAGCAAAGGCATTCGTATGAGCACCTTCAATTTTCAGAGCATTAGTCATTGTTCCACTTGAATTGTACGAATGGAAGGAATCTGTAAGCGTTCCTGACGCATTAATCCTGTATCCTGAATCCAATGTTGCACCCGACTTCACCGATGTGTAAATACCACAAGTATCAAGTGTCATCGCATTTGTATGTTCCCATGCAACTCGAATTCCACTTACCTTGCCATAATCATCATCACCTGTCTGGGTTATGTCCTCTGAACCAGTAAGTTCAATAGCCAAACCAGCAACTTGGCCAGTTTCAGCTAGATTACATCCAGCCAACTCCATAGTTGAAAACATACCATAGACCTGATTAACTTCAGGGTCGCCAGTCATCGTGATTGCACCACGCACAGCATAAGAACTAGATAAGTTATGTGCAATATCAATTCGCCCATAAACTGCTTGTGCTCCTGCGTCCGTGACACAATCAGCTGTTGTGGTAAACTTGCCATGAATAGGGATGAAATTTGAAGTATCATCCGTACTTCCAGACAAATTGACACAAAGGCCAACTACGTGTTCAGTGACTTCACCAAACGCTATCGCATTGGAATAATCTCCAACAACAATAGCACCACCATCAATGCCAACGCCCCATGTGCTTGAAACATCAATAGCATGATTAGTGCAAATCCCAATATCAATACCAGTATCACATGAACTATCCGAGATGCTAAGACCAACAGGCCACTCGTGTGCACCAGCACTGTTCTTAATACGAATACCAGACATTGTACCAGAGATAGTCGCAGAGTCATTAACACTGCAATCAACGGTAACGCCGTCTAAGAATCCATCAGTAAGTTCAAAACTAGCATCAGCTTCGATTGCGAATTGTCCTGCCGAAGAAGTAGAAGTAGCACCGCTAATAACAGTTCCTGCTTCGGATATCTCAAGATAACCATACACTCCAGCTAGACCACCATCAGTAACATCCGCTTTAACACGCATCTTACCACCAACTCCGATATGCGTACACCCATTAGTTTGAGCAGCAGTAACTTCGTATCGTGAGTAAACACCAGCAGACCAACCTGTATCTCCATATACTACGCTAGCCGCAACTGCGGTTTGCACTTCCAGACCAAATGGACTGGCTGTAGTAAGTGGAACAGCAGCACCTTGTGCTCCCATAGCTATTCTACTTAATGTTGCAATGTCACCATCAGATGTCGTAAGTGTAAGCTTTCCAGCCGTTACATTAACGAGAGCATCTCCAGCGGCATCACAGGTAATCTGTAACCCATCCACATCAGCAGCAACACCCTCAAAGTTGAGAGCGACGTTGTCGTTGATTTGAACAATCGCACTTGTCGTAACACCAGCAGATGTCAATAGTCCATCAGTAGTCAACGCACCATTAAATGTGCCAACTCCAGCTGTACTAATAGTAGCACCAGTAGAGCCATATCCTCCACCAAATGTTGCACCTGCGGTACAAACAATAGTAGCAATACTTCCGACAGTTAATTCACCATCAATAGTAACCGCACCGTCAAACTGACCTACACCAGCAGCACTAATTGTTGCTCCTGTAAGACCATATCCACCACCGATAACAATGCCACCTGTAGCAGTAATTAATCCATCTGACGTAAGTGCTCCATTAAACTGACCTATGCCAGCTGCACTAATAGTAGCTCCAGTTGAACCGTAGCCGCCACCAATAACAACACTACCAAATGTTGCTGCACCAGTAGCACCGAGATTTCTAATCCCTGCTATATCAATATTAGAATCAACTATCAATGCTTTACTTGCGACAGCAGTCCCAGGCGTAGCACCAACAAGTGTATTCTGTTCACTTGTTAAAACAGCAAATGCGTTAAAGTCACAAGCTGTTAAAGTTCCTTCATTTACATAAACACTACCTGTAGTAGTATCGGTAAACATCGCACCTATAATCCAACCTGCATCGCCATCTGACGGTACTGTTAAACCAAAGCCTGTTGTCCACCCTTGAACTGCTTCATCATTATTGATGTGAAGTTCATCTTTTAATCTTAATTGCATTATTCTCTCCTAAAGTTATTGTAAAATGGACTTGAACCATTATAGTTAAAGACATCAGATTGAAAAGGTCTTTTATCGCCAGCGTAACCCAGTAAACTAGGTTTCAGCCTTCTATCACGATCAATAGCCCCTTTCAACATTTCAACAAATCTCTTTTCATGTTTACCATCATCATCGTCAACATAAAGTTCAGCAGCTGCCAAACATGATTGACTGATAACCCCAGAATATAATTCCATTCCAGCAGGAGATTCTGAATCAACGATTGTTTCGCTAACTTCAATAATCCCTTTGAAAGTGATAATTACTTCCACTTGGGGCGTTGGATAAACAAGTAATTTTTGAACCAAAGCTTCACCCACTTTTGTAACAAGAAGAGTACCCAGTGTTGGATATCCTTCATTGCCATAAAATTGTTGTGCTTCTTCAATTCTTTGTTGACCGACATCAAAAGCTATGGATGCAAGTCCACTATCTTTTGGATAATGTAAATTGCCTACAATTCCAGTAATACCAGAAGGCAATGCATAAGTATCTTCATCAACAGTTAAAGTGATGGTAGAAACAGGCGTTAGAAACGACCATTTGTAACCAACTTCATCAACTATCTTAGGATGCAAAAACGCATCTACACCTTTGTTGACCGCTTTTTCAATCTCTAATACTTCATCAGCAGAAAATCCACTGTGTCCATATCCAAGAAAGTAGCCAACATCTGATTTTAATGTTTCGTAGGTATTCATATTATTTTATCCTATGTTGTTTCAGTAATACCAACAATTTTAGTCAAGAACCAAGTTGTACCAATATACTGCATACTAAGAACTGCTGTAGAAGCATTCGTTAAATCAGCAGTAGCAAGGCCAGTTGTGCCATCACTATCCACAAGAGATACACCAGAAGGAGTAACTTTATAAAGGAAGCCACCTGTAATACCAGCTGCACCCATCTTTATAATTTTAACATCCCCTTGTTCTCCAGCACCAATTGTTATAGCAATATGTCCTGCAAGAGCAAGATTACCTTGACAAACTGTAACACCTGTCGTGGTAAGAGTTGCTGCAACACCATTGATATATTGAACACCAGATGTTTGCTTGCCTGTCATAATTTCAGCATAAACCAAAGGTCTTACTGTATATGCACACATGCAAAATGCGGCTGCTGCAAGAAGTGTTCCAGCTTCAGAAGTTGCACTAAGTACAAATACTGTAGAATTAGTAACACTTGCAATTGTATACTTGCCAGCAGTCAAACCACCAGCCTGACTTGATAGAATCTGTACTGTCATACCAGCTTCCAAATCAGATGTATCATCAACTGTAGCTGTAATTCCATCTACCGCCATGCTTGCTTTATTATCTAAAATAGATAATTTAACAGCAGTTGTGGCTTCTTTTGCAACAGCACTTGATGCACCAGCAATTCCACCTTTAACAAAGAAACACTTGCCATCTGCAACCAAAGCAGAAAGTTCATCTCCAATGCTTACATTTTCAGCAACTGCAATTTGAGCTGATTTAGAACCAGCCATTGCTATATCAATATAATTGCGTGTAGCATTAGCCTGTTGATTCTCCATAGAAACACCAGCAAAACGCCTTGCGGCTGCTACTGAAGGTCCTACTACTACATTAACTTCATCTGAATCATGAAAATAGCCTTCGCCAATTTCTATTGCATTCGTTCCGTCATATTTTTGTCTCTCAACATCTCGGTTGGGAGCGTTTACGATTGTGTTTGGTCCACCACTCATTTTAATATCCTCTTTCCTTTAAATTTAAATATTATTATTAAACTTTATACAAAATTGTATTGTTTCTACGATTTGTACAAGCGAGATTAACCACCATGTCCGTATGAACTTGGAAAACAGTATGTTTGTTTGCTACTTGCGTAGGTTTACTCATTTTCTTTTTCCAACCAGACTGAACACCAAATGCCATTGTAGCCCAGTCAATCATCATAACTGGAGCAGTAGCATCGTCATCCAAGATAGGAACAGCAACAACTGGCATTCTTTTAAAAAGAACTTCGCCATCTGTGTTTGTCAAATCTTTACCTAGATTCATGTTACCAGCATCAAGTACATCTTCCATCTCTAAAACTACATCTGTTGTAGTATAAATGCCCTTACCTTTACCAAGTGCAGGAACTGAATTCTTAGTGATAGACTTAAACCCTGTTTTTACAAAAGCTGTTCTCATAACTTTGATGAGGTCAATCTTTGTAATATTAGAGTAAGTACCTGTGTAATTTGCCCAACGAGGAACATCAGCAATCTTTAGACCGCCACAACCTTCTGGGAAACCAGCAGGATCACCACCATTGAAACCAGCTTCTGAATTTCTCTGTAGCCAATAATCTAAGCCAAACATAGTTAGCTTATCACTCGAATCAGCAGCACCATAAAAGATTGCATATTCAAGTTTTTCAGCAATAGAAACATCACGAGCAGTAGCACGAGTTTCGAGCAAGTTATAAATTGCCGAAGCTCCTTGCTGGAACATAGGTTCTTTTACATCCCAAGTAATATTCGCTGTTAAGAAACGAGGTTTAATCTCGATTTTTTCCATTGTATCGCCAGTAGAAGCTGAATCATCTCCATACAGCCCTGTCCATTTTGCACTATGATTTTGATCAACCTGTGCATCAACACGCCATGGCATACCGCCATTAAATGTTTTTATATGTTTATTATACAGATTACTCATTCCTACAAATTCAGTAATATCTGTTTGCAAATTCGTGTAACCACCCTTTTTTACTATATCAGGTAGTGTGCCCTCAACCAAATCATTAATCTGGTCTGGTGTTAATTCTTGAATTGCCATTGTTTAATTCTTTCTATTTCGACCAGCCATCCATCTTTTTTTCCATTTTAGCAAGAACTTTATCATGGGCTTCTTCTTCAGTTAAAGCTCGTCTAACCTTTACACCCTTTTTACCTGGAACTCGCTGAATAGTCTTTTTAGAACGACTCGTCAGTTTATTTATTGCATCCTTAGACAAAGTATCTCCCAACGCTAATTTAGTGGCTTCTTCAAAGATGTCACTTGGATTAGTGTTAATCCCTCTCTGTCTATATCCCTGTGAGAGAACTTCCATTTTCTCCCTTACCTTTTCCTGTTCATCAGGTTTTAACTTTGACATCATCTCCGAGGTGCCGTCAATTAGCACGTCCTTTTGGCGTTGAGTTTTCAACGCAGAAATTTCATCTCTTAAACCTAAAAATGTTTCTTTTATACTCTTGAAAACCGCACTTGGGTCTTCAACCTCAAAAATATCTTCAATATCCAAAAACGATAAATCCGAAGGAACTTCCTCTTCTGTCGCTTCTGTTTTTTTACCACCATCTTTACTGGCAGCAACTCCTATCATTCTACCTATCAATTCTTCATCATTAAGTTTTAGAACATCTGAATAACTCATTCCAGCTTTGATTGCACTTTCAACAACGTCATCACTAACATTAAACTCATCATCGGTATCTGTTTCAGGAACATCTTCTTCCTTGTCTGTTTCTGTAATTTCTTCTTTAACATCAGCAACCTTTTCTTCTTTTACTATTGGTTCAACTGATTCTGAAACAAATTCATCAAACTCGTTGTCTTCATCTACTGTTTCAGCAATTTCTCTTACTTCTTTTTGTATTTCTTTTACAATATCTTTAGCCATTTTATTTTCTCCTAGCAATAACTGTTACGGTCATGTAGACCTAGTTTTTTTAATGTATCTTTTCGCTCAACCGAATTATGATGAATAATATCACCGTCTGGATGAACTTCTGCTTTTATACCTTTACGTTTAAAATCTAATCTGCATTCTTTAACTTCATCTGGAGTAACACCGCAAGCAAAATCCTTGATTGGCCATCCTTTTGCAGTATCTCCACCGCTAAAATTACATGTAGCAAAAACCCTCTTAGCAATTCTTCCATCTTCTAATGTTACAGTTTCTGGTCTCTTTTGTAAAGAAAAAACTTTATCTATTTTTTCTCCATCTTTAGTTTCGTATACATAAATAGGCATTATTCATCCTCTATCAATTCAAAACAAATATCACGCTCATTAGAAGTAAGATCAAAACCTTGTGCATACCATACACATCCTATTAATTCCATAACCGTCCTAATTTTTGCATCTAGTGCTGTGTCTAATGTTGAACTTTCATATATTACTTTAATTGTTTTAATTGTTCTTCTCCATCTTTAGTTTCGTAGACATATATAGGCATTATTGACTTTCACCCCCATCTTTTGATTGCAACATATTGGCTAATCCGTCTGGTTGACCACCACCACCCCCAACATGTTGATAAACTTTATCTTCTGACGGAGGTTTTACTGCTTGATTTTCTTGTCCTTGACCTTGTTGCTGTTGTTCTGGGGGAACTTGACCAAACTTAATAATCTCTTCTAACTCTGGTAAACTTCTTAATTCAGCAGCACGTTTAATAATTGATTGTGCATCTATAACACCACTAGCCGCCTGAATAGCTTGACCAAGAGGAAGTACAATTTCATTCATTGTTCCAACCAACTTCTGATACCTAGCTTCTGGAGACTTATCTTTAGCAGATACAATCTCAACATCAAAATTGAAATCTAAAAAATCACCTTCTTGAGTTTCGCTGTTCCATTGAACTGGAAGAACCAATCCAGTTTTACCAATTGGTTTCTCTAAATCCATTTGAGCAACTGGATCGGTCCATCGATAATATATAAATCTACTAACAATCTTAGTTACAAACTTATTTAGTCTTGCTGACATGTAAGCAATTCCACCACTTGCATTTTTATTCAACAAATCTTCTTGTTTGTAAGTTTCTGCTTGTGGTCTCAATCCACCAAGAGAATCAAGATTACCTGCTTGCCTAGAAAAATTAGTTCTTAGAGAATCAGAAAATACCATTGTGTTTGTTTGTAATCCACCAAGATTAACTTTCTCTGGACGTGAACCTTTTCTAAGAGCAACAATATGACCATCTGGAGTAGAATTGGCTCTGATTGCATCTTCGTCATCACCACTACCAACAACTGATATATTTTTTTGAGATAGAGCCTGCATTGCATTTTTACGGTAGACATCATTACAAAGTGTGTGCATACCAAATACAGAAGCAATAGGGCTTAATGGTAGTATGTTTCCAGGAACTTCCCAATAAAACAATTTCTCGTAAGGACCATCTTCATCACCATCATACTCTACTTCCGAAAGAAGCTCTAAAGTTTCAACAACATAAGTGTAGATTTTACTTTCTGATGGAACCCAAATATCTCTCAAATGAACTCTATCTTTATAAGTAGTTATGGATGGATTGATACCACTAATAGATTGTGTTTTTCCACCTTGTGATTCATCGATTTCGTTATCCTCACCATCAACCTTTTTCTTGAATATCTCTTCTATTAAATCTGCTTCTAGCCAATAGTCATTTCCCTCAAATTGAATTGCATCAACAGTCTTTGCTGACATATCTATGAAGTAATTATCAAATGGAACATAATCAGCAAAAGGTGCAGCAATATCTCGCCCCTTATACGTAGCAATTCTTGATAAACCAATCTTTACAATACCAATGGTAAACAAAGAATCCACAAATACTCTAGCAACACAATCAGCAAGTTCTGCTTCTTTGATATCTTTATCAGTACCCATTGATATTGTCTTTGCCATACCTGAAAGACTCATTATATCTGATGTCACATGAGTTATAATATCTGCTGGAGCCATGGATGATTTGTATGTAGAAACAAATAACTCAATATTGTTCTCATAAATCTTAGTAGCACCTAAAGTAAGGTCATCTGAATAATGGTTTCCAACATAATTAGCAACAAATTCTTTGTGTAAATCTCTCTTAAAACTCAAATTACTAATTGAATCTTCTACGCTTTCGTGCATTTTTTGATCTATTTTCGACATCCCTTGTTTTCTCATCTAACTCCCATAATATAAGCATCCCTGTCGTTACCAAGTTGCTCTTTGTTATATGCAATCATTCGTGCTGCAACTGAATTAGCTTGAATAATTGGTTTAGTTTTCGTATCAACATAAATTGGTTCACTTTCTAAAACATGAGCAACCATTGCATCCGCCATAACTTCATCACCATGAGCAGTTCTTGCACCAGTAGGATTGCTAATAAGCTTACTTGCTCTATGCACAATCCTTGGTCCAGGCTCTATGATAAATTCCATGCACTCGTTTAACCCATCAATACTCCTGTTTATAATCTTGTCTTGTCCCAAAGAGTACCTATAGTTCATCAACATTGTACTTCTGGCTTCATCATTAAAATAGAAACCTGGGTCAGTATCATTTCTGTAATACAAGTTACTGTACTGCAAAGCTTCAATCTCATTTGAAAATGTTTTACCAACAACTCCCGTAGCATCCCAAATTAGGAACGCATCATTAAACATCTTCGATATCATCACAGATATTCTCGCAAAATCCTTTGGGTCATAGTTAGGTGACTGCCACCTCGCAACTTTTTCTTTTCTAACTGCATCATAAACAACTGCCACTGAATTACTAGCTCCCGTACCAAACGATACATCACAACTCACAATAAATCTTCTAGCATACAACCAATCTTTGTCTATGTAGCCAGCTTCGTTGATATTGTTAAACCAGCAACTCAACTCTCCATTCTCATTTTCGAGAATTGTACTATCTTTGATAATCCCTTGATACAATGGCAATAATCCCTCAAGCATGATTTTCTTTTCAATAACTGCCTTTGAGAAGAACAACTGATCAGAACCACTTGCATCCATATCAAGCTCTTGAGCCACCATTTTATCGTCTGCCATCCTAGAAGCGGCTGTATCGTACCAAGGAGACCTTTTCTTTCCATCCAATATCCAAGGGTAGTCTTGGGGGAACTTGACCTTTTTTGACCCCCTGACGCCCCTCCTTAGCACTGTTACCACAGCACTGTAGCTCGTATCTAAGATTTTAAGAACATAATCACCATTAATATCCATCTTTGACGTATACAAACCCTTGTTCTTTTCCTCGTGCAAACTCCAATGCCATTGATAAAGAAATGCAGCAGTCTTGCACTTAACATTAAATTGTGTCAATGGACCTTTGTGAGTCGATATAAAATATCTAATGTATGAAGTCTCACTTGTAGCTTCATCTCCACGAATGGCATCATTATCTTTTATAGCAGCCCATTCATCACCAATAAACACGTCAAGTCTTGGTCCTCTAAAAAAATCCTTGTTAGTTGTATCACCAGAAATAATTGATTTTGTCTCTAAATTCTCAAATTCCATATTTACTCTTGTAGTCTTAGATGGCTTCATCCACCCTGGAATATTGTCGTGCAGATAATCAAGTTTTTCAAACAAACTTCCTGCTGACCCATCAACCAATGTCTCTTTTCTGGAAACAACTCCAGCTCTAAATGGCGATTCTTTTGGTAGCAACAACCAAGGAACATATATCAAAGTAATCACACACACTGATGCACCCATATCTCTAGTCTTTTCAACCGCTGCATCTCCTGGGTCAACCTTTGACAATATCCTATTCCATTCATTCCTGAAGAACTCGTCTTGAAAATAATAAACTATGAACGGCATTCTAGTAACAACACTTCTTGGATTTTCACCCCAGCAAAAAGTGTTTGTGAAAAACAGATAATCCTCTCTAATAATTTTATTTATGAACGCTCTGAACCTTAATTCTTTACCGCACTTCTCAAGTATCATTTTACGAAAAATTAAATTTGCAAATAAAGTTTTAGGAATATATTGATCATATTTAAACTCCATCGTCTATTTCCCTTAGTATTTTCTTTTCCTCCATTTTAGCAACTTTGTTCATCTCAACCAGAACATCTATGAAATCACAAATGTCTTTTCCATCAAAATTATTTTCATCTGCCTTTTTGCCTTGTCCGATATTCTTATTTACAAAGTTCCTCTTAAAATCCAAATAAAATGCTTGAGATTCTCTACAATCAACATAATACTTCAAGGCTATGGCATCAGGTGCTTTCTTTAAATCAACCGCTTCATGCCTAAACATCAGACTTTCTAGTACCCACCGAGAAATCTCTTCTGGAGTCGCTTTCTTACCTCGTAAAAATTCAAGTACTTCTGGAGGTACTACAATCTTTTCTATCTTCTTGCTTTCTGGACTCATACATTTCTCAACATAAGACACCATTAAAGCTTCAATATCTTTTGCCGATGCTTCATCAGTTCTCATATCAGCACGTTCATCACAAAAAGCCGTCCATAAATTATGCTCTTTTAAAAGCTTCTTTGTTTCTAGTGATGTTACTGCCATTCTATATTTCTCCTTGTTTAAAAACTCTGCTCGACCCTATTGTTAAGAGCCGAGCAGAGAACGTAACTATAACTAACCAACAAACCAACGGTATAACCTAGAAAAAAATATGGGGCAGGTTGTTAAGCTGCATCACCGTTGCTCTATAAACACTTGAGCTACCCATAAAATTAATTCGTAGCTGATGAATATTCGTAGCTCTCTGATGCCTTTGGTGCATCTTTCTTAACTACTTTCTTCACAACATCTTTCTTCGCAACTTCTTTTTTAGCTTTCTTTGCCATTATTCTCTCCTTTGTTTTATTAGTAAATCTTACCTCTTCAATCTATTTTTAAAGAGCTCAAAAAGTGGAGAACTTTTTCTTGCACTAACAATAGCCGTAACAATTTCTTGTATTGATTCAATAAATTCTCCTGCCCAATTTTCAATATCGTCAACTCTCTTTTTGCTTTGATTTTCAATCTTGAATTCATTTTCTTTATGAACTTTTAGAGCATCTGTTAAAGAATCAATCTTGTTGTTAAGAAAAGCTAGCTCAAAATAAACATTCACAGCTTCTCCATCAACAACCTCAAATTTTAAATTTGGATATTGTTTTTCAAGATTAACAATCAAAGAAGAAACATCCTCTCCGTGTACTTCGTTGATAGTGTAAGCATCTGTAATAAATCTCGTAAAGGTATCACAATAATATTCTGAAGTTAAAAACCCTTTTTCACATTTGATATATTTAGCCATTTCATCCTCCGTTAGTTTAAGTTTTCTACATAGTTTCGTTTAAGACATTCATACATATACCAAAATTTGACAAAAAAAGCAAGAACAAAATTCGATTATTCGCAACTTTCTTTGATTTTTGTTCGTTTTGTTATACTTTTACGAACTTTTTCCATACTTTGTTACGATAAACCTATCACTTCGCTTGTTCAAATCTGTAACAACCATGTATTTCACGCCTAACACATTAATTGCGGTTCCATAACAATATTGTTTTTCGTCATTACTTATTCTGCCTAGCATAACAACTTTTGAAACCATTTCCAAAGCAATAGCATCGGTCAAAGAGGTTCGGTTGTCAATTATCATTTTGTTCATCTGGTCTCCAATCGTTTTTGTTTTGTTATTAGTTTGAAAACAATCTATCAAAAACCCTAAAAAAAGTCAAGCTCTTTTTTTAATTATTTTTACTTTATTTTTTTTGATTATTTTATACCATATTTTACCCTTGTTTTTACCCCTCTATTTTTAACCTCATTTTCTACCCTCTTTTTACCCCTAAACTTTTTGGACGTTTTTGGTTGAGTATTATAAGTCTTAAATAAAAGAGCGTAGCGGTTACTCTTTATTTAAACTTGATAATACAAAACTCTTCCCACACACAAATTAATATATATTTATATATACAAATGTGTGTGGGAGTATATGGTCGCTATAATCTATTAATTATCAACACCTTACAACGTCCCCCAAAATAGGCTGTTTTTCAATATACCTCATTTCGCCCTATTTCCAACCCCCTATTTTACCCCTAAAAAACGCCACACACACAACTAGTGGTTTCTCGTCATTTCCCACACTCCCACAAAAAGGGTGTGTACGCTCCAAAATCTACTATAATCAATATTTTCTTATATTTGAGAAAATCACACTTTTATCTTTCCTAATATCCCTAAAATCTATATCAAAATCTCTGAAATAATTATCCCTAAATTGATCCTTTTTTAACCCCTTTTTTGACCTGCTTTTTATACCCCATTTTAACCCCTGTTTTCGCACTTGTTTTTACCCCCCATTTCCACCTCTAATTCCTACCAACTATCTCCACCTTTTTCATCCACTTGGAATTGGTTACTTTGTTGGTTAATCTCAAAACACGTATCTAGACAAAGAGGTATTCAATAAATGGTATAACGTATATATAGGGTAGGGGGTGGATAAAAGATTTTGGACTTTTGGTGTTGTCGTCGTCATTGTTGTTGTTGTTGCTGTGTTTGTGCCTGTTTATTGCCTGCTGGTGGTGTTGGTGGGTGGTCCACCCGACTGGTCATTAGTTGTAAGTGGTTGGTGTGTAGTGCGTTGGTTGTTTAACCTGCCTCATATTGTCACATCATTGTCACATCTGGAGGTCAATAGGTGCAATATAATCAAATAATGATCTATTACTGCATGAGTGCTTTTCTCTTTTCTTCACACGCATAGAAACAAGGGGCGTTATTGTTGTTTTAATCTACATCACCAGTGATTAAAGCATTAACCAATCGATAAAGTGTTAGGTTAAAGCGTTAACCACGATTGTCAACCGCCTGGAATTGATGGTTGACAATAGATTGCAGCAAGATTGTACCATTATAGATATATCGTGCTAGTTTCTCAACAATGAGATTGTCACATTTGCAAAGATGCGAAGAAAACGGATCATTTTGGCTGAATTGTTAGAGCGGACCAATAATTGGTCAAGTTGTAACATGCTATCTATCAACCACTTGAGAAATAAATCAAATTAAATCGTGAATAGTTGACACGTTGGCATGGACATTGCTTTATATATTACTGTAACAAATTATTAACAACAACAACAGAAAGAAAATATAATGTATTATTTTGTAACGTATAACAAACAACAAAAAGAAAAGAGTTAAAATATGACAAGTAAACAACTAATGAACTACGCCCTATTAATGGAATCAGCTGCGAATTACGTTGTAGAACACAAGAACGCACCTTTTACAACTCCTGATAAGGTTGCAGAATTTATGTATCCAATTACAAAAGACCTGGAACAAGAGCATATATGGGTGCTAACGCTTGACTGTAAGAACCGTTTAAAAAGCTTGTGTGATATAACAACCGGAAGCATTAACAGCACAATAGGTCACCCAAGGGAGATATATAAACAAGCTGTCTTGGATAGTGCCGTGTCAATCATTGTTATACATAACCACCCAAGCGGTGACCCTGCACCAAGTAAACAAGATATTGAACTCACAAAACAACTTATAGAAGCTGGTATAATCATTGGAATAAAATGCTTTGACCATATTGTATTAGGAAAAAATATTGAAGGGCAATTTTCGTCTTATTATAGCATAAGAAGAGAATTGAATCTTGATTTTGAATAATGAAAAAATATTTACATGTAAAGACCTTGCAAGGTTTTATTATTAACACAAAAAGAAAAGGTTAGAATTATGAAAGAATTAGTAAAA